TTTTTGAAAGTGAAGTCCCTCTGTTGATCGATTAAGATTAGCGGAGGGATTCTTTTTTGCTGTTATTCCATGTGCTTTCCCTTGAAGGAAGAAAGAGAAGAGGGCAAAGGGGGCATCAAGATCTCTTCTGGAAGTGAAACAGAAAGCTTTTTAGGGACTGCTTCGGATTGAGGTGGGCCAAGGAGACAGCTACCTCTGTCGGTGGTGGAACGTATTGTACACGCTCTACGTGTATTTGGATTTTATTGTCATCGCTATTTGCTTTCCTCGAAGGAAGAGAGGAGGCCGAAGGGGAATCAATATCTCCTCTAGGAGCGGAACAGGAGGCTTTTAGGGACTACTTCGGATTGAGGTGGACCAAGAAGATAGCTGCCTCTGTCGGTGGATAAGGGGCACATGCAATACGCCTCATGTGTACTCAGACCCTGATCACAAGCCTCTTCACAGGCCCCATAAGAGGCGAATGTGATGCGCACTCTTGCCCTAGTGCTCTCTCTTATGTCCGCTTGGGGATGAATAAGAAACGCTCCACCGCCTACGATGGCAGTGGGGCGTTGTTTTTAGGGGAGGAGAAACGGACACCAACGGTCTCCCCCGCGCTTCACGGTTTACTCCTCCGGCAGATGGATGTCGGGGTCGCCGTCGTCGCCTTCTTTAGGCGGCTTGGGCGGCTCCGGCTTGTCCGGCTTCTTCGGGTCCTTCGGCTGCTCAGGCGTCTTGGGGTCCTTTGGCTTCTTGGGCTCCTTCGGCTTACGCTGCGCATGCATTTGTCGCTGGGTGGCTCGTGTCTCGCGCGAGATTTTGTTCATGCGGTCGACAAGCTGGTCGAAGAGGGCCTTATCATCGTCCGTGGTAGCGGTGAGGTAGGCCGAAAGGATGTATTGACAGACGATGTTGAAGGCCGCGTCTGTGAGCGGGCGAACCGTACTGGCTAAAGGCAGCAGGGAGTCTGCCCCGGCGAGGCTGCGTGTCTTTTGCAGCTCGATATACTCATCGTTGATGGTGTAAAGCTGCGTGAAGGAAGCGGTCAGGCCCAGTGTGGCAATGTCGGCAGAGAAGCCGGCCATGTCTTTTTTGATACCTAAGATCAGGCTGCTCTCCTTGTCGTAAGGGGCTTTACGGGTGTCGGAATAATAGGCGCGAAGCTTTTCGTCGATGCGTTTGGCGGCTTCACGATTGGCGGAGACGGAGGAGAGTTTGTTACCGCGAACAATAAAGAAGATGCTCTCCAGCTGCTCGTCGCGTTCCTCGTCTTTCTTCAGTAGCTCGGCCGTATGGCGAGAGAAGGTTGATTCTCGGCTGAGGTCGCCTTCGGCCTCAATCCCTTTATACCAGTTGGGCATGAGGTTGGCGGGCAATTTCAGCTTGGTGTTGTCGATGGCCTTGACCAAGTCGTACTGTTTACGATGAAACATCTCATGGATCGGCAGGGTTAATCGATCCGTACTTATTGGCTCAATGCGCAACACTCTCGGTAAATCCATTGTAAATGGTTCCATGTGATTTGTTTTTGGGGTTATTATAATGTGATAAATAGGCTTGCTCTATAGGGATAGCGAGATCTACACTGTAGTTTCTACCAATCCCTATGCGCAAGGCCCGAACTACACTGTAGTTTTCGGGTAATAAGTCAGAAAAACGCCGTTGACAGTGTAGATCGGCGTTTTTTAAGTCTGAAAAGCCAAATCGACAGTGTAGATCGGCGTTTTTCAAGTCTGAAAAGCCGAATCGACAGTGTAGATCGGCGTTTTTCAAGTCCGAAAAGCTATAATCCGCCAATCAAAAAGTACAAGGTTTCCAATCAAAAAGTACAAAAACGGGACGTGTTTTTCGCGCCCCGTTTTTTGTATCCCTTTCACACCTCGAAAGGGGGCATTTTCGCCCCTTTTGATCGTCTACTTTACTTCTTGGAAGGTCGTCGAGTAGGTCAGATTGAACACGACGATCTTATTGCTGCGTGTCTGCATTGTGGCACGGCTGCGGCTGAGGGTGGAAACCGTATCGCCCAGCGTCTCACCTTGGAGGGCATCGTGTAGCTTTTCCACCGTGTCGAGCATTTGCAGGGCCATGTCGCGCACCTTTTCAGGGGCGTGATTGTGCGTTTCGCCAGCCGGCGGAAAGGCCACGCGTAGGGTGATGTCGGCCATCACCAATTGCGTATTCACTTCCACGGCGAGGTCACGGCAATTCGTGTAGTCGATGCTCAGCAGACAGCAAGGCCATTCCACGGGCGGGCGTTCGCCGGATGCGCTCAGCTGCCCGCGGTCGAAGTCTATAAAACGAATCTCGGGCACACACTGCCCGATTCGGTCGCATAAAGCGATAAACAGTTCCTTATTCATTGCCTCTATTCTATTTGATTACAGTATGCCATCGATGGCCTCATCGAGACGCTTTTTGATGCGGTCGGCCATGTCTCGAGAATAGCCCATGAATTGCCGCTTGGGGATATTCATGTGACGCGTGTGCGCCTTTACCGTGCCCGGGGCGTCGCCGGCATCCGCCTTTTTCTTATTCGCTTTGCCCTTCGTGCTGCGCACGTAGGACTGTATAGCCACATCCCCCTCGAACCCCTCATTGTGCACTTGTGCGTAGGGCACTTGTGCATTACCGGCTGAGATGACGACCTTATCCGGCCCCACGTAGGCGGGACGGATACTATTCATCAGATTACCGCTTTGCACCAATAGGGAGCCGCTCTTTTTCGGTCTGCCTGGTATCCACGGAGATCCATCGAACCCTTTCACCGCAAAGCGCTCTTTGTAATACTCTACGGCTGTCTCTGACACAATGGCAGGCGCAGTGCTCAAAATCTTTTCCGGTAACGCCTTCAAATAATTCTTGAACTCATCTATATCCATATTCTGTTCCCTGTTTCGTTGTATATTTGCGCTGAAGTCTGCAATCACGGTTAAGCAATATCGTCAACACCTCGGGGATGATGGGGGGGAGAAGCGTCTGTAACAGCTACAGCGTGGATTGCCGATTAATCCCCATACAATAAGCCGGATCGCTCCGGCTTATTTTGTTTTGAGGCACTTTTTGATCAGCAGCCCACGGCGCACATTCTTATCCCTTAGTACATACCACGATTTTAGCATCCGCTTCGCTCGTTCAACTTTTTCAATCACGGCGATCGCCTCATCTTTGTAGTATTTGATCATTATGTAATTGTTGACTGCCTTCACATGGGTGTTCCTATCTTTTCGATCTCGACCAAGCCACACTTCATCAGGCGCATCAGCTACTTCCCGGATGGCATTCAAAAACTCAGTACGGAAAGCCCGTTTCTTTACTATATCTGTAGAGTGCGCAGTAAACGCCTTCTTTGTCATCTGCCACACACGGCCGACATAGTCTTTCACCTTCAATAGTTCCATGCCGGCCTCAATGACTTTATTCGCATCAAACCATTCTTCCGGTGATCCCTTGTATTTGGGTACCTCTTTTTTTGTTTCCTCTTTTAGCACGTCGATCGATCCCTCAACGCCCCATTCGTCTGGGGTGATCTGCTCGATCGTCTTATCCGGCATATCCATGAAGTTTTGGATATACATTTGATTCGCTGTAAATACTTCGGCCTCATTAGCTCGATTGATGCCGAATCCCTGTGTTTCGCACCGTTTCCATTCGGGCGATTCAAGGTATTCGTCGCATTGCGCACGCATGCCCTCTATATCTAATTCGACCGCCTCATGCCTCATTCTGGGGGTAATGTAGCAACGGCAGTTCCACCCGTTGGGTGGCATAATCTTTTGCCAGCGCGGATCATTGACCGGCAGGGTTAGCCCCTCTAAGACTTGGTGCTCCTGCCTTACACGGTTATCTCCCACGGTACGGTATTCCCAAAAGGGGAACACGTTCGTTTGCGCCATAAGGCGCCGGTAGGTGCTTGCCGATTCGGCTACGGATACGGCCGTATTGTACTCCGTGCGCAGCCATTGCTCATTGTAGACCTTTAGCAGCGCTCTGGCCTTCTTCCTGAAATCGCTGTAGCCCTTGCTCTCGCGGAACAGACGGTTCAACTCACTCACCTCGGCCAGTGTTTTGGCGGCTGAGAAATGAAACAGGTTTTGCTCCAAGGCGGTGATGTAAGCATCATCGTTGGCATTGTAGACAAAGCCACTATCAGCCAGACGGACGTCCGCGCGGCGATAGCCCTTTCGCAGTCCGCGGATGAGCTCCGTGTGGGTGTAGGCAAGCAGGTCGGCACTGAAATAAGCGCGGCCCTTTGTCTCAATCGTCTGTCGGATCAGGGCATCCGCAAGCGTGGCTTCCGAGAGTGTGAGGATGTCGGATGTCGCCCGGCCGTATGACCGGGCGGGGACGAAAAAATCGAACAACCGGGTAAAGAAGTTGCCGCGGTCGCGATCCGCATGTTTCACTTTGCTACTTGTCGGCGCATCTTCCTCCGCTGCCTTTTTGTCAGGCTCTGGGGCATCTGCCTTGCCTTCGTCGAGGTCAGCTTCCTCGTCCGTTTCTTCTTCCTCACTATCCCCCTCAGGCACGCTCAAGAGCGGCTGCGCGCGGCGGCGCGGCCCCCCGCACCTCGGGGTATTCGGCCGCAAGACGCTCAATCTCGCGCCATGAGCCATCAGTGCTACCATCATCCACAAAAATCACTTCGTAGCTGTAGTGAGCAGAAATCATCGCTTGGCGGATGCGGCTATGCAACTCGCGGAGCGACTCCTCTTCGTTGTAGAGAGGAATGACCAAAGAGACCTCTACAGGATATTCCTTATCAGGCATAGAGTGGTACAAAAAGCTACCCACTCTCCCGGAGTATTTTGTCTCCCAAGCAAAGGAAAGAAGGAGACGACCCTTGGAGGTGGGCAGAAGGGTTATATTTTAGAAGTCCAAGTGATCTGATACCGGCATTGTAGTGGGTTTAGGAGTTGCAGGAGGCATGTTCTTTACCTCCTTAACAAGGGGAGCCAAGGGACCTTTTACCCCACCGGCAATATCTTTGATACCCCCAATGGCAGAGAGGATGCCCGTAGCCTCGAAGGGGAGGTAGACAACCTTGTCGCTCTTGCTGGTACCCATCGTTCCCAAAACTTCGAGATAACGCATGGCTATAAGGTACTGAGCGGGATCTGCTCCGGAAGATTCTACGGCAGCCGTAATACGGCGAAAAGGTTCTGCGTCCCCCCCCCCCCCGGGGTGCTTTTT